TACAGATACATCTAAAGTTTATTTTTTACAAGAAGTAGATGATGGTAAATTTGAAGTTTATTTTGGTGATGGTGTTTTAGGTGCGGCCGTTTCAACAGGCAATATAGTAATTTTAGAATATATTGTTACAAATAGAGATGAATCAAATGGTGCTTCTACATTTAGTTTAGCAACAACTATAGGTGGATTTTCTGATATTACAATTACAACTAATTCTGTTTCACAAGGTGGTAGTGCAGCTGAATCTAAAGAGTCAATTCGTTTCAATGCGCCATTAGGTTATACTGCACAAAATCGTGCCGTTACAACTTCAGATTATGAAACAATTGTAAGATCAATTTATCCTAATGCTTTATCAGTAAGTGCTTGGGGAGGAGAAGATGATGAAACTCCTGTTTATGGAACGGTAAAAATTGCAATCAAAGCGGCCAGTGGTTCTACGTTAACAACTTCTACTAAAGCAAGTATAGTGGCATCATTAAAAGCTTACAACGTTGCTTCAGTAAGGCCAGTAATTGTAGATCCTGAAATAACTTCTGTTTTAATTACAAGCACAGTTAAATATAATGCTAGAGTTACAACAAAAGATTTAAATTCTTTAAAATCTGAAATATTTTCAACGCTTACAAATTATAATACAGATACATTACAAAGATTTGATGGAGTGTTTAGATATTCAAAAGTAATTGGTTTAATTGATAATACAGACCCTAGTATAGTTTCCAATATAACAACTATTAAAATTAGAAAAAATTTTCAACCTACATTAAATTCATCTACACGATACGACATTTATTTTAGAAACAGATTATTTAATCCTGTGAGTGGTTATAATGCTTCACTAGGAGGAATTTTAGAATCAACAGGATTTAAAGTAAGCGGTGATACAACAAATATTTATTTTTTAGATGATGATGGTGCAGGCAATGTAAGAAGATATAGATTAGTAGGAGGAGTAAAAACGTATATTAATAATAATCAAGGAACTATAAATTACACTTCTGGACAAATTACTTTAAACTCATTAAATATATCAACTGTAGAAAACATTAGAGGTGCGCTTTCAACAGTTATAGAATTAACAGTAAAACCCAATTCTAATGATATAATTCCTGTAAGAGACCAAATTATAGAAATAGATGTTAATAATTCATTTATTGTAGTAGAACAAGATACTTTTTTAGGCGGTTCAGCGGAAGCTGGAATAGGTTATTCATCAGCTACTAGCTATTAATTTTTATGGCTATATTCAAAGATAAAATTTCAAACCTTATAGGTTCACAAGTACCTGATTTTGTACTTGACGATCATCCTAAATTTTTACAATTTTTAAAAACATATTATGCATTTATGGAAGCGGCTGAGTTATCAGTTATTTCTGTTGAAACTACAGATGGTATACTATTAGAAACGGAAACTAATCAACAGAATAACTTAATATTAAACGGCTCACGTATTGATTCAGATAGAACACCTTTAGATGAAGGTGATAAATTAATTTTAGAAAGTTCTACCTTTGGTAAATTTACAAGAGGTGAAGTAATTAAAGGTCAGACATCTAAAGCTACATCAACAATTCTTACAGAAGATTTAAATAGAAATAGATTATTTATTGTATCACAAGACAAATTCATTAAAGGAGAAACAATATTAGGATTGACCTCAAATGCAAGTGGTATTATTAGTAATTATAAACCTAATCCCGTAAATAACATACAAGAATTATTAAATTTTAGAGATTCCGATAAAGCAATATCTAATTTTTTAAGTAATTTTAGAAATGAATTTTTAAATACATTACCTGAAAATTTAAACTCTAATGTAAATAAAAGAAATTTAATTAAAAATGTTAAATCTTTATATCAATTAAAAGGTACAAAAGCGGGACACGAAATATTTTTTAGATTACTTTTTGATGAAATATCTGAAACATTTTTTCCTCGTGAACAGATTTTAAGATTATCAGATGGTAAATTTTTTTCAAACACTATTTTACGAGTTGTAAATCCTGTAGGTTCAATATTAAATTTAGTTGGTAGAACAATAACAGGAGTTGATTCTGATGCAACGGCTATAGTAGAAAACGTAACTCAATTTTTAATAGGAAGTGTGAATGTTACGGAGTTAGTTTTAAATTTTGATAGCGTTGTAGGAAATTTTATAATAGGTGAAGAAATACGAGGTACAATATCAGATACAGATGATAATTTGGTAAAAGCTACAATTTCAGGAATTCCTATTTCAAAAATAATTACTAATGATGGAGCATTACACTCACAAACAGAAACAACAACTATAATTGGAGGAGGAGATGGTGCTGTAATTCAAACTGGTGCTGTTGGTTCAGGAAATATTACAGAAATAATAATTGACTCTGGAGGATCGGGTTATTCTATTGGCGATGAGTTAATTTTTACTAATACTAATACAAATGGTGGTGGAGCTGCAGGATTTATTTCTATTGTTAATGGTGGAATAACTTTAGAAGAAAGTTCTAGTGTAACAGAAGATCATATAATATTGGAAGAAAATACTACAGCAGGTGATACATATTCAGGTAATAAATTTGTACAAGAAACAGGAACAGATATTGGTGATATAACAGATATATTTTTATATAATGGCGGTTATGGTTACACTTCATTACCACTTGTTAGTATTACAAATACTTCAGGGTCAAGTGCAATTTTAAAAAGTTTTGGAGGAGAAATAGGTAGAGTATTAAATTTAAATTTGGTAGAATTAGGAATAAATTATCAATTATCACCTACACCACCTAATATTGAATTTTTTAAAAACTGTATAATAACTGGTGTTTCAGGAAGTTTTAGTCAAGGTCAAACAGTAACTACAAATTTAGGTACAGTAGCTGAAGTTGTTAGTTTTAATATACCAAGAGGATTATTAGTTTTAAAAAATAATACAGGTAATATTTCTGCAGGAAATACAATTACAGGACCAGCCGGTTCAGGTACAATTAAAAAATTAGATTTTGCAACAGCTAGTTTAGTTATAGGTACATTAACAAACACAGATGGTCGATTTACAAATGAAGATGGATTTGTATCTGAAAATACAATTAGAATACAAGACAGTTTATTATATCAAGATTTTTCTTATATAATTCGTGTAGGTCGTTCAATAACAGACTGGCGAGATGACTTCAAAAAAACAATGCATACATCAGGTTTTTATTTTATAGGACAAGTTAATATAGAATCAAGATTGAATGCTCGTATAACTACTCCTATTTTAGGTTCGGTTTCAGGAATTTTAGATGAACCTTTTTATAACATAATAGATACTCTATTTACAACCACCTTTGGTAGAAGATTGGGAACAGTAGATGATGGTACAACATTGAGATTAAATTCTAATTTAGGAGTTGGAGCAGATTTAAATTCTCAAACAATATCTTCTTTTAGTAATACAACTAGAGATGTTACTTTAGTTAGAGTGCCTATTAAAATAGATTATCTATCAAGAATGAGAGAAAAATTTAATGGTACAACTATATCTCAAGGATTTGTTTATGGCGGTCCTCGTTATCAAACAATCAATAGAGAGGTTTTTAAAACTTTTTCTATTTCAGGAACAAATTATTCTTTTGAAGAAATGAGTAAAAATGTTACTTTTGGTACAAAATCAATCTATGACGGTGCAGATAATACTATGTTTTTTAGCTCTACAGATAAAGGTAGAATGATAAAAACAAAATTAACTATGCCTGCATTTATAGATATTGATATACCTCAAGATTTATTTGATAACACAAAAGTATTCTTTGATACTAATATAAAAACTTTTGATGATACAACACCTTAAAATGATTATAAATATAACAAAAAGATTAATCAATGGCTAAACAAACACTCAATATAGGTTCAGTAGCAAACGACGGAACAGGTACAAACCTACGTGCTGGTGGTACAATTATAAACGCTAACTTTAATGAAATTTACACGGCCCTTGGTAACGGTACAACAATTACACTTACTGCTACACCTACAGAATTAAATTTATTAGCAGGCCAAACTTCTATAGTTTCACCAAGTAGTTCGGTTACCTTTACAAACAAAACAATCAGTGGTGCAAGTAATACATTATCAAACATTGGCAATTCTTCTTTAACTAATTCAAGTTTTAGTATTAGAGATGATTCATCATCAGCTATAACACTTTCGTTAGGTGGCACTTTAAAATTAAAAAGTAATGACGGCATTACAACAACAGTAAGTCAAGGAGACACGATTACAATTAGTTTAGATAGTAATGTTCTTACTGAAACTTCAACAGATACTTTAACAAATAAAACAATTGCGGCCGGTTCTAATACAATAACAGGCCTTACAAATACAAATTTAAGTGGTACTGCTGGTATTACAAATGCTAATTTATCAAAACCTTTTATTAGAATTACAGATGAAACTTCAACAGTTGGTACTGTTAATTTAGGAGATAGATTAGATTTTTTAACAGGCAACGGTATTGATACAGTTGTAGTAGGAAACACTGTAAGAATTTCTACAAGCTCTATACCTAATGCTTCTTTATCCAATTCAACAATTACATTAGGTTCAACTTCAACATCACTAGGAGCTACAACATCTTCAGTTGCTGGCCTTTCTTTAACAGGTTCAGCTAACACAATTGATTTAACAAGTTCAGGAAATAAATTAAAATTTAATTTTGCAAATTCAGGTGCATTACCTGCTGCTACAACTTATGCTGGTATGTTTGCAACTACAACAGGCACTGCTAAAGCATTTTTTGCTGACAGTGGTGGTTGGAACGAAATTGCTTCTGAAAACTCTAGTATTAATTTATTTTCAGACGTTGACTTAGTAACTGCAGCTCCAACAGGAAAACAAACTTTAAGTTGGGTATCAGCAAGTGGTAAATTTATACCAGCAACTCTTGGCGCAACTACATTACTTACAGGTGACGGATCAACAGTAGCCTTTACTATAACTAATTTATATAACGTAAATAATATATTAGTTTTTCAAAACGGTTTATGTTTAAGACCAACATCAGATTATACAGTATCAGGAACAACCTTAACTTTCTTATCACCACCACCTTTAGCTGCTGTTATTATGGTAAGATATTTGGGATAACACTATGAAAAACTTGTATAAATATAACAAAAGAAACTAAAAACTATGCCAGCAATTATAACAAATAAGTTTAGAGTTAATAACTCCAAACAGTTTAGTGAGTCGTTTTCAGAAGCTTCACCAGAAGTTTATTACTTAGGTATCGGTAGACCACAACCATTTGCCACACAAACAAGAGGTGATTTAAGAACGGAAAATCAAGGCACAGATAGTGCTCCTATTACACCCACTGATAGCGTTATAGAAGAATTTAATACGTTTGATGATTTATTGGCAGTTAAAAAAATTACATCTTCAGATGTTTCTTTTGTAATACCAAGAAGAAACTGGACTACAAATACGGTTTATGATTATTACAGACACGATTATGGCAATCGTATTACAGGTACAACAACAACACAAACAGCAAACAGCGGTGCAACAACTTTATTTGATGCAACGTTCTATGTATTAACTGCAGCAAGAAACGTTTACAAATGTTTAGATAATAATGGTAATGTAGTTTCAACATCAGAACCAACAGGAACATCCACATCTATTTTAACAACTGCTGATGGTTATAAGTGGAAATATATGTACTCTTTAACGGCAACACAACAAGCAAATTTTTTATCAACAGATTTTATGGCAGTTACTACTGATGCTACAGTATCGGCTGCAGCAGTAAACGGTTCAGTTAACACAGTAAAAATTAAATCTGCTGGTTCAGGAGGCACAAACGGAACATTTACAAATATTCCAATAAGAGGAGATGGTACAGGCGGAACAATTTCTGCTACAATATCTGGAGGCATTTTAACATCAGTATCAATTACAAACGCAGGAACAGGATACACAATTGCTTATGTAAGAAATACGGATATAGTAACGGCAGGTGCCACAGGTTTAATAAGTTCTGAAGTAGACGTAATTATTTCTCCAAAAGGTGGCCACGGTTTTGATGCAGTATCAGAATTGGGTGGTTTTTTTGTAATGTTAAATGTAAGTTTGGAAGGAACAGAAACAGCTAACACAGGTGACTTTACAGCTGAAAATGATTTTAGAAGAATAGTTTTAATTTCAAATCCTTTTTCAAGTGGTTCAGCAGCTTCTGCTACAACATTAAGAGCAACAAAAGCAGTAAGATTTGCTGTTTCTCCAACACCAGGAACTTTTTCAATTGACGAAGAAATTAATCAAACATCTACAGGCGCTGTCGGCAAAGTGGTAGAATGGGACGCTACAAATAGAATATTACATTATATACAAACAAGATTTAATGATGAAGGAATTGACAGTTCAGCAAATAGAACGGCATTTTCAGGAGCAAATGTTATCACAGGCCAAACTTCAGGTGCTACAGGCACACCAAGTGCAACAGCGAGTGAAACTGCTGACCAAATTACATTCACAAATGGTTATAAAGATACAGAATTAGATAGACATAAAGGCGATGTTTTATACATTGAAAATCGAGCACCAATAACAAGAGCTTCAGACCAAACTGAAAATATTAAATTAGTAATTGAGTTTTAGGGAGATTTATGCCAAGTCCAACAGACTTTAACCTCTCACCTTACTTTGATGACTACGCTGAGTCCAAGAAATTTCATAGAGTTCTTTTTAGACCAGCTTTCGCAGTACAGGCCAGAGAGTTAACACAATCACAAACAATTCTTCAAAACCAAATTGAAAGATTATCCGACCACATCTTTGAAAAAGGTGCTATGGTTATACCAGGCGAAATTTCTTTTGATTTAGATTATTATGCTGTTAAACTTACATCTAAAACATTTTCTACAGTCGCTGAATACATTGGTAAAGAATTAACAGGTGTTACTTCAGGAGTTATAGGTATTTGTGTTAATGCTGTTGCAACAGACGGTACAGATCCAGATACTCTATATGTAAAATATAATAAAACAGGAACAAACAATACATCTTTTGCTTTTACTAATGGTGAAACAATACAGGCCAGAACAATAGGTGCTGCAACAGTTTTAGCAACTGCTGTGGTAAATT